CAATACAACAGGAGCAAACAACCTCGCTGTTGGTGGTTCTGCATTGGAATTTAATACAACAGTTAGTGGCCTTGTTGCTATTGGAGCAAATGCTCTAAGAAACAATTCAACTGGAACACAGAATTTAGCAATTGGTGGAGACGCTTTAATAAATACCACAACAGGTAGTCGCAATACTGCCATTGGTACAAATGCCCTTTTACAAAATACCACTGGAAATAGTAATACTGCAATCGGTGCTTCTGCTCTACAGAATAACCTTGGAAGCGATAATATCGCAATTGGACAGGCTGTACTATTTAACAATACAACTGGTGTTAACAATGTTGCTATTGGATCTGGTTCAATGGATGGAGTTACAACATCAGGCAACAATGTCGCAATTGGAGTAGCAACATTACAAAATAATACTCAAGATGGTAACATTGCTATTGGTGCCTTTGCTGCACGAATTACTACTGCACCAAATATAGTTGCAATTGGGCGGAATGCTTTAGTTAGTACCACTACTGGTGGTAACAATATTGCTATTGGTCCTTTTGCATTAAGTAATAACACAACATCAGGTAATAATATTGCTATTGGTAATTCTGCTCTTGCAGGCAGTAATACAAGTGGTAATAATCTTGCTATTGGTAATAATGCATTAAATGCTAATACATCTGGTAGCCAAAACTTTGCATTTGGAAACGGTACATTAGAATTAAATACTACTGGTAATTCCAATCTTGGTAATGGTCCAGGAGCATTGAATAAAAATACAACTGGTGGTCAAAATATTGCAATTGGAAATAACGCAATGTTTAACAATACAACTGGTTCTAATCAAATTGCTATTGGAGTTGGCGCATTACAGACTGCAACTAATCTTAATGCTAATATTGCAATTGGAGGTAATGCAGGTTCTGCAGCAACTTCTGCTGGTTTAACTTCTGTTGGATTCCAAGCATCACAATTTACTGTTTCAGGTTCTGGTCAAGCACTTGGTACTAATGCATTAAGAGGATCAATTACTGGTCTTGCAAATGTTGGTATTGGTGCTGCTGCAGGTTCAGCAATAGGATCAGGAACAGACAACCTTTATGTTGGTCAGGGTGCTGGACAATTCCCAGGAACAGGTCTTTTAACACTTGGAGCAATTACAGGTGGATCTGGATATACTGATGGAGTTTATCCTGGTGTCTTAGTAAATATCACAGGTCTTACAGGTGTCAACGGAAGAGTAAACACTACTACAACTCTTGATATTACAGTAGCAGGTGGAACAGTAACTGCTGCTACTATTAATAATGCTGGTACTGGTTGGGTTGCTGGAGATGTGTTAGCAATTAATACTGGTGCTGCTCCTGCTGGTCTTTTGACAGGAACAGGATTTAGCGTACCAGTTGCTACAGTAACAACAAGCCAAGGAAACACAGGTATTGGTAGAGGTGCTCTACAGTCTAATGGTAGAGGTACTGCAAATACCGCTCTTGGATACAGAGCAGGATTTAACTCTGGTAATGGAGGCCGTAATACATATCTTGGATATCAGACTGGAGAAAACAATACTGGCGATAACAATGTTCTTATTGGTTATCAGGCTGGACAAAATTCAACAGGCAACAATAATTTAATTATATCCAATACAAATACTGCTACTCCATTAGTTCAGGGTATATTTGATCCTGCTGGTGGATATGGTGGAAGTTTGACTATCAATGGTGTTTTAATTCTCTATTCATATCCTCCAGCGACTGCTACTTCTCCAGGAACAGCAGGAACAATTACATGGGATTCAGATTGGATCTACATATGCACAGCAACTAATACTTGGAAACGAGTAGGAATATCCACATGGTAAGGAGAATAGGTTAATATGAGTCTATCTAAAAGATTAAAGGCATCTGGTGAGGCCAGAACTGGCAATAACCAATACATTGAGCCTCTTATTCCACCACGACCACTGTATGGCGTAGCAAATGCTGGTGTCTATGTAGATGCTGACTCTGCTCTTCGTATTTCTACTGTTTATTCATGTGTAAGATTACTTGGCGATACCGTCTCATCTTTGCCAATGGGTGCTTATGTACGCAGAGGCCGTAATCGTATTTCTTATTCTGCGGTATATGGAAGTCAACCAGAATGGATCAATAAGCCTAATCCAGAATCAACAAGATTAGAGTTTATTGAACAAATAATCACATCTCTACACCTACATGGAAATGCATATGTCCTAACAGTTAGAGACGACATGGGCGAGGTAGTAGAACTATATTGCCTTAACCCTAATGATGTTAAGATTGAAAGACCATTTCCAGGAGAACCTCTTGTATATAAACTAAGAGATGAATTAAATAACTTTACTCGTGTTTTGACAAATAAGGAAATTGTGCATATTCCAATGATGAAGGTTCCTGGAAGCCATTATGGATTATCTCCAATTGGTGCTTGCCGTATGTCAGTTGGTATTTCTATGGCTTCTGATACATATGCTTCTTCATATTTTGGTAATGCCGCAAATCCTGCAGGTGTTATTGAAGTAGCAGGAGAATTGACAGATGAGCAGGCTGCAGATATCAAGCGTCAATGGAATCAAAATCATGGTGGTCCATATATGTCTGGATCAACAGCAGTTCTTTCAGGTGGAGCAGCATTTAAGCCTCTATCACTAAACGCTGCAGACGCACAATTAATTGAAAGCAGAAAATTCAATGTGGAAGATATCGCAAGAATTTTTAGAGTCCCTCTAAGTCTCTTGTTGAAGCCCAGAACCTTTCATTTGTGCAGCACTCTCTACGCCCACTATTGGAGCGTTTGGAACAAGCACTATCTCCATTGCTTCCTGAAGCAGATGGATTTATTAAGTTTAATTTAGATGCCCTTCTTCGTGGTACTACAATTGAAAGATTTGATGCCTACACAAAGGGTCTAAGAGAAGGCTTCCTATCTCTAAACGATGTTCGTTCATTTGAAGATCTGTCTCCACTTGGAGAACCAGGAGATCAATATAGACTTCCTCTACAAAACATTGATGCCTCACAGGCACCACTTGTTGGAGATAAGATGAAGGCTGAGATTGCTTCTATTCTTGTTCAGGCTGGATATAATCCTGACGATGTTGCTAAGGCATTTGGAATGGAAGAAATTGGACATACTGGACTTGCCTCTGCTCAGTTGCAGCAGGTAGCATTAATTAATCCAGAGAATCCTGATGCTGTCTATAGTGATGAGGTAAAAGACTAATGCCTTACGGAATATCATCTAATCAAAGCGATTGTGAAAATTGGGCAGTAGTTAAAGAAGAGTCTGATGGCTCCTATACTACTCTTAAGTGTCACGATAACAAACAGGATGCTATTGATCAGATGGTAGCAATATCTATATCTGAAGATATGGAACCACTTGGAGAAGTTAGACAAGTAGGAAATGTTCCTCAATTTATTAGAAAAAATGCTCAAAGAGGATTAGATTACTTGGCAGAAGGCTTTGGTGGCGATGGTTTAACTGATGCTACTAAAAGAGAAGCAAGAGAAATGGCAGCAGGTCGTATTTCTGAAAACAAAGTAAGAAAGATGGCACCATGGTTCGCCAGACATAAAGCAGATGGACAAGCACCTAAGAATAGTAATCCTTCAGACCCACAATATCCAGGTCCAGGATTAGTTGCTTGGTTACTGTGGGGTGGAAATGCAAACTTTGATGATGCTGCTCAAAACTGGGCACAACGCCAAATAGATTCCTTAAATAATGAAGAAAGTAAGACAAGGAGCAAAATGAAAAAGACGGAACGCCGTACCTTTACCGTCAAGGGCATTGAGGCGAGACAAGCAGACGACGGTAAACTGCGAATGGCTGGATATGCTGCGGTATTTAACGAAGCATCCTTGCCACTACCCTTCATTGAAAGAATAAGCCCTGGTGCATTTAGAAAGACTCTAAGTGAGACACCAGATGTTAGATTGTTAATCAATCATGAAGGCTTGCCATTAGCCAGAACAAAGAATGGCACTATGAAATTATATGAAGACGAAAGAGGTCTTTATTTTGAAGCAGAATTAGCAGATACCCAAGAAGCAAGAGATTTACATACTCTCGTTGCTCGTGGAGATGTTGATCAGATGAGTTTTGCATTTCGTGTCATCCGTCAGAAATGGAATGAAGACCGCACTGAAAGAACACTCACAGAGGTATCCTTGGCTGATGGAGATGTGTCTATCGTGACTTATCCTGCATATCCTGCAACTTCAGTAGAAGCCAGAGAGCGTCTAAAGAAGGCTATCTCTCAAATAAAAGAAGGCAGAGAAATAACTGGAGACTCCCTATTAGTATTAGAAAGCATATTCGGAGATCTAACAGAAGGTCATGAATATGTCATGAAGGCTGTAGAAGTTATGTCTGCTCTACTTGGAAATGGCGAAATGGAAGAAGATAGCATGGAGCCATATGAAGATGTAGAAGATGATGAATTAGAAATGGACAGTCGTGCTGCCGTTGGAGATTATGTCTCCTGGGATTCATCTGGTGGTACAGCAAGAGGTCGTATTGAACACATTATGAGAGAAGGCGTACTTGGAGTACCAGATTCTAACTTTAGCGTAAAGGCAGAAGAAGGAGATCCAGCAGTTCTTATTCGTGTATACGAAGAATATAAGGGTGGATGGAGAGAAACAGAAACTCTTGTTGGACACAAAATGTCTGAATTAAGATTTATTGATCCACTTCCAAAGCCAAATGAGGAAGCAAATATTACTCTAATTACAGATACACCTGGAGAAGGTTCTAAGGTAATTGGAGAAATTCCAACAACTCAATTAAATGTACCAATTAGAGGAATGTCTCTAAGATTGGCACAAGCAAAGAGAAACAATATATAATTCCTATCAGAAATGATAGGCGAAGTCGGAGCGAAAATCACACCCTGTAAGCGTCGTGAAATCCATCGCCACCACCTCAAATAACTTAAACACTCACATAAGGAGAACAATAAAATGTCTTATTTAGACAAACTAATTGAACGCCGTGATGCAGTTAAGGTAGAAATGGATGCAATTCTTGAAGCAGTTGCTGCAGAGAATCGCACAGACCTTACAAATGATGAGTCAGCAAAGGTAGATGCCCTTGTTGAGGAATCACGCTCACTTGATTCAAAGATTGAAAAGTTCAAGGCACAAGCAGATGCTGATGCTAAGGTTGCAGAAGTTCGTGCAGCAGTAGCAGATGTTGCTTTGCCAAAGACAACCGCTACAACAAAG